GCTCGAGACGGCTTTGGCCGCGCAGCCGGGTCTGCAGCGCCTGCCGGCCGGCGCCGTTCCGCAGCCCGGCGACCTCCTGCTGATGCGCTTTGCGCGCGAACCGCAGCACCTCGCCATCCTCGCCGGCGAGACCATCATCCACGCCTGGACCGAAGCCGGAAAGTGTTGCGAGCACGACTTCACAGCCGCCTGGCAGCGCCGCGTCTGCGCCGTCTACCGATTCGTCGAGGTCGGCGGTGAGTAGCGCCGGGCAGATCGTCGGCGGCCTCGTCGGTGCCGTCGCCGGAACCCTCATCCCCGGCGTCGGAACCTGGATCGGCGCGCAGATCGGCATGACCCTCGGCGGCCTCGTCGACCCGCCAAAAGGCCCGACGATCGAAGGTCCACGGCTATCCGATCTGACGGTCCAGACCAGCACCTACGGCGCCTTCATTGGCCGCATCAAGGGTTCCGTCTCCGTCGCCGGCAATGTCTTCTGGCTGGAAAACAACGCCATCAAGGAAGTCCGCACCAAGAAGAAGAGCGGCGGCAAGGGCGGCGCCGGCAAGACCACCACCAAGACCTATAGCTACTTTGCGACCTTCGCGCTAGGTCTCGGAGACACCAGCGACGGCGACCCCTACGTCGGCGTCCGCCGCATCTGGATCGGCCCGGATCTCTACTACGACGCAGGCTCCTCCGACCCCGCCACCGTCGCCGCCAGCAACGCCGCTTCAAGCACCTTCGCTTTCTACAACGGCGACGAGTCGCAAAGCGCCGACCCGCGCATCCAGGCGGCCCTTGGCGCCGCCAACTCTCCCGCCTGGCGCGGTCTCGCCTACATCGTCTTTTACGACTTGCTGTTGGCCAAGTACAACAATTCCCTCGCGGCGGCGCAGGTGCGGGTGGAAGTGCTCCAACTCGGGGCGATCTACGACTACCCGTACACCCAGGCGTCGATGCCGACCAGCAGAGGCTGGCGGCGCAGCGCCTGGAACGGCGTCATCCACGTCGCCACGGGCTACATCAGCCTTGGGTACTACGCCACTTCTTTGGATGGCGTGATTTGGACCGATCGCTACATCGGTGCGGCGGTGTACCTGATGGATGTCGCGTGGGGAAACGACAAGTTCGTCATGGTCGGCACCGGCTCGAACGCCTACACTTCTCCCGACGGAATCAACTGGACTGCAAGGGCATTAGCCGCCAGCGGCTGGCACAGCGCGGTCGGCTGGTCCGGCTCGCATTTCCTGATCACCACCGATACCCAGCCGTTCGAGCGGTCCGCGGATGGCGTGACGTGGACCTCCGAAGCTGCCCCGCAGGGAAACGGCGCATACTACCTGGCCGTCTGGAACGGCTCGCTGTGGATCACGGTATCGGGGTTCGGCACGAACCAGATTTGGACCTCTCCGACCGGGCTGGCCGGGTCATGGACCTCGCGTCAAACCCTGTCAGGAGCGACATGGAACTGCGGCGCGTCACTCAACGGCCTCACCGTGCTCGCCGCCGCCGGCAACGGCGATACCTACACTTCGCCGGACGGCATTACCTGGACTTTGCACTCCACCGCACAACCCTACGGCGGGGTCAACCAGGTCGTCGCGGGCCAGGACGAGTTCCTCTTTCTGCAAAACCACCGGTATCTGATCACGCGCGACGGGGTGAATTTCACCAACGTGACCGATATGCCCGTGACCGGCGTGCAATGGAATTGCGGGGTCTGGAACGGGTCGCACTTTGTCGCCATCGCTCAGGGTCGGACTGAGGTTGTGCTGATCCAGCGGACCTTTGTCGCAGCCTCCAACAGCACGCTCGGGCAGATCGTCTCAGCCGAATGCCTGCAGTCCGGCATTCTCACCGCCGCAGATCTAGACGTCACCGCGCTCACGCACCCGGTCCGCGGCTACCGTGTCGGCTCGCTGGGCTCGATCCGCTCCGCTCTCGAACCGCTGCAGGCCGCCTGGCCGTTCGACATCGTCCAGGCTGGCTACAAGATCAAGTTCGTTCCCCGCGGCGGCGCCGCCGTCGCGACGATCGCCGCCGGCGACCTCGGCGCCAGAGCCGACGCCGACAAGCCCGAAGTGCAGATCACCATGCCACGCGAAAGCGACCCCGTTCTGCCGCGGCGCGTCACCGTCCAGTATCTCGACATCGACCGCGAGTACGAAACGGGCGAGCAGCACCTCGAGCGCGCCAATACCAGCGCCGTCGGCCATCGCGTTGCCGAGCTGCCGATCGTCATGACCGCCGACGAGGCGGCCGGCAAGGCCGAAACGCTTCTGTACCAGGCCTGGCTCGACCGCGTTTCGGTTTCCTTCTCGCTGCCCGGCACATACGGCGCGCTCGAGCCGGCCGACGTCGTCAACCTGCCGACTCCAGAAGGCACGATTGCCGTGCGTATCGAAGGCATCGAGTACACCAGCGACGGGCGTCTGCAGTGCAAGGCGCGCCCGAGCCAGCCCGCGATCTACACCCCGGCTGCCGTCGGCGCCCCCAGCCTCGTCACCCCGCCCGCAACCATCGCAGCCGCCGGACCCTGCACCTACCGCCTGCTTGACATTCCCTACCTGCTGCCGCAGCAGAGCGGCCCCACTCTGCTCGCGGCCATGTGCGGCCAGCTCGCCGGATGGCCCGGCGGCGCCCTCATGCAGTCCGCCGACGGCGGCTCCACGTGGGCCGAACTGGCGTTTTTCGACGCACCCGGCGCAACCTTCGGCCTCGCCAGCAACACCATCGGCATCGTCGACCACCGTCTGGTAGATCACGCCTCCGTCCTCGCCGTCACTTTGATTGTCGGCGACCTCTTCAACTGCACCGAGTTGGCCATGCTCGGCGGCAGCAACTTGTTCGCGTATGGCGCCGAAGGCCGCTGGGAGATTTGCGCTGCCCGCACCTGCACTCTGCAGACCGGCAAGTCCTATTTGCTGCGCGACATGCTGCGCGGTCTGTACGGCACCGAATGGGCGATGGGCACGCATGCCGTCGGCGACGCACTGATTCTGCTCGACAGCAGCGACGTCCAGGCGATCCCCATGACCACCGGGCTGATCGGTCTCTCGCGAGACTACCGCGGCATCACCGCCGGCGCCGACATCAGCACCGACGGCAGCCGCGCCTACGCGTACCAGGCGATCAATTTGAAGCCGTTGTCGCCCGTCAATCTCACCGGGCATCGCGACCCGAGCACCAACGACTGGACGCTGTCCGCCGTCCGCCGAACCCGCGTCGGCGGCGAATGGCGCGATGGCGTCGACGCCGAACTCGGCGAGGCCACGGAAGCCTACGACTGGGAAATCTACGCCGATGGCACCTTCACCACCGTCAAGCGCGTCCTCACCACCAGCAGCCCGCAATGCGCCTACCCCAGCGCCAGCCAGGTCGCAGACTTCGGCAGCAACCAGGCGACGCTGCACGTCAAGCTCTACCAGCTCTCGGCCACCGTCGGCCGCGGCTACCCGCTGACCGCCACCATCACGAGGTAAGATAATGGGCTCCAAGCTGACTCTTCTGAATCAGTCGCAGCAAGGATTGGCATTTTCTGCGAATGCGCTGTTCCAAGCGCTGGAGCCTGCCGCGTTATTCGCCTGTGACTGGACGAAAACCAGTGGTTTGAACTGGTTTTACTACGGCGGCGGATTGATCGTAGACGGCTCTCTTGCCGGTATTCCCAGCAATACCGTCGCACTCGCTTTGACCGCCAGCGCCAATAACTATATCGAGTGCACGCGCGCCGGCGTTGTCAGCGTCAATACCACCGGCTTTACCCCCGGCCGCATTCCCCTGTACCTCGCGGTCACCGGCGCATCAACGATCACCGGCTCCGATGACTACCGCAACTTTGCCCAGGGGGTTGCCGCGCTGACCAGCAAGGCCAGCGTAACCGTGACCACCACCGACGTCACCCTGTCCGCGCTCGCCGCCCGCTGCCGCTACCTCACCGTCACCGGCGCCCTCACTGGCAATCGCGCGCTGATCGTCCCGAACGACTGGGAAGGAATCGTTTACAACGCGACCACCGGTCCCTACACTCTCACCGTCAAGACCGCCTCTGGCAGCGGCGTACCGGTCACGCAGAGCAAGCGCGTGCAACTGTTCGCCGACGGCACGAACGTAGTTCCTACCGCTCCAGAGGTCTAGCGCGTTGCGGTCCATGCGGCCGCTGGATTCGGTCAACCATGACGAAGAACTCCCCGACAGGATTCGTGGCGACGTGCCAATGCGGCGTTTGGTGGGCAGGATGGATTACGAGCGCACAGACCGCAAAGCGGCGGGACGGATGCTAGGCAAGTGCCTGCTGACCGGATGCGCCGTGGAGCCCAGGGCTTCCGCAACGTCTCGAGTTTAGGTCGACCTGTGTCGGTGCAAGCCCTGAACTTCCCTTCCGAATGGCGTTAAGTGGTGCGACAAATAACGTGCGAACATGCGACATTTACCGTGCGAATTTACAATGAAACCGAGTGTACGGCGAAACCGCGCGCCTCTTCGCAAGACAGGAGTCAGCATCCAGGAGCGACTGTACCGATCCGGCGCGATGGCCCGGGCGAGTGGCCCGCAGGCCGGTCTTGTACAGGCCG